CTATAGTGTAATTGTCATCAAACACTGATGATTGTATTTCTCTAAGTATACTATCTTTTTTTACAAACTTTCTTGGAATGTATGTAACATCTACACCATACATTCTCAATTGCTCATTAATCAATTCCTGAACAAGTCTTTGTTCAGTCTGTGATCCTTGTAGAAAAAACGGATTAAGTGCCATTATCCAATAAGATCGAGGGGTGGTAACTCATGCTCAAGCATCATTGTTTGCTTGAGTTGCTCTAATTCTCTCTCAGCATCTTCATAAATTTCTCTACCATTAAGTTCAATTCCTCCAGGAAGTTTTACTCCTCTGAACTTAATTAGATTTTGACCCCACTGTCGTTTAATTAGTGACGTTAGGTATTTTTTAACAAAACTATCATTATAAACACCAGAATAATCACTAGGATCTAAAATTCTATAACAATCAATAACCAGGAAGTTTCCTGCAGATTGTTGATTCCAATCGATGTCCAAATACAACCTATCTTGTCTCTTATTATATCTAACCTGCTTATCCGTTGTTAATAAGAAATCAATATCTTCCAAATAACTCTTTGTCATTGAATACTGTAGAAGTTCTACAGAATTAAAGTAGTAAAGATCATTTAAAAATAGTTGGTACTTAATACTGAACATTCCTCCAGAAATGCTACTAGTATCAAATTTGAATACCTTCTCAATTCCAACTACAGAATCTGGAATTTGAATAAAGTTTGAGTTTTCGTAAAAATTTGAAGTGGTTGTCCCATAACCATCAATGTTAGTAGATGTTGCCGAAGTTGTTACTATACCAACTCCACTAGTGCCAGATGCTCTACCTCTATCAACGTCTGACTGTTGAATTTCATACTTTAGATACATTCTTTCGACGCCATCAAAATGACGTTCTTGGAAATACTGGAAAGCATCATCAACAAGATCGTCGATTTGATCATCATCAACGTTGATCTCTAGTACTGGAGCACCTAGTCTCCTTAAACAATAATCAATTAATTCTTGTCTTGTTGATGGTTTTGCCATTATTCAACCTCTGAGTTCTGATAATCGTCGGTTTTTTTAGATGATCTCTGCTTTTGAAGGGAACCTTGTCCCCTTCTAGCTTCTAACAACTGTGCTAACAATTGCTCTTTCTCAACTTCAAAATCTTTAGTTAAAGATTGTAATTTTGCTTCTAATAAGATGTTTTGATTTGTTAGTGCTGCTATTTTTTGATTATAAAGACCAACTAAAACATTAATATCAACTTCACTATTCATAATCGTCAGAACGTGCCTCCGTCAATGGTTGTTGTCCAAACAGGTCTGTCAGTATATGTAGTAGAGACAACTGTCGGAACAATTGAAATATTTGCTCCTTCCTTCAAAAGATCATTTGTAGTATCAAATGTTCCTTGGACTCCAATCAGGGTAACGGTATTGCTACTAGAGGTAGTAGTTTTTACCATACCATAAGCAGAACTATTATTTGCCTGAGTAATCTGTTGACCTGCTGTAAAACTATGAGTTGAATCTAATGTAAGAACAACTTCGGTTACCGCAGTCATTATCTGCGTTGAAGTAAATGTTGCTGCAGAAGGTGCTGTTGTAGATCTCTGTAGTCCAGTACTGTCAAAGTAAACAATACCATGAGTTGAGAAATCTCCCGACTGATAGTAAATACCTTTAATATCTAAGAAACCTTTGGTTCCAGTTACTACACTGTTATTGATCGAAGCGTCTGGAACAAAAGTCCATCTTCTGCTATCATCTGCGTGTGATTCAAAAACTCCACTAGCAGCGATTGAGTTATCATCAAAACCAAAGAAACCAGTCTTATTATTACTAACTCCACTGCTTGTGTTATAATTGAACGAAACACCTCTATCAGTGTTTGTGTCAAAAGCGTGGGTGATTGTTAATTGAGTTGAAATTCCAATCTGGGAAGTTGTATTTGCTGCAATAGATACAACCTTTGTTCCAGAATTGTAGTAAAGAATGGTTCTATCAGCAGCAAGTGCTGGCAAACCAGCAACTCCAGCGTTATCAATGACATCGCCAGTGTTGATACCAACAACGGAATCTAAAGTGATTTCTGTCGTTCCAGAACCAACAACCGCCATTACGGTTCTAACACTGGTTACATCACCAAGATTGAGAATTGGTTCGTTAACTGTAACAGAACTTGAATTTACAGTTGTAGTTGTACCATCAACTTGAAGGTCACCTTTAATAATAACAGTACCTTCATTACTTAAACCATCTGGATATGGGTCGATATAAAGAACATTTCCACCACCAGAAGTAGTTGAGATGATATTGGAACTAATTCCAACACCATCAAATGTAGCACCACCAACATTAATAAAAGTGCCAACGTGAGTTACAATACCT